CGCCCAGCGCGTCGGCCCTGAAGTGGTGCGGCGCGCACAGGTGACCGGGTCGATAAGCAGCGGCGTGATGCTGATCGCCAAATCGGCGCTCGCAGTCATCGCACTGGCCGCCCTCGGAACCGGCGCGCTGCTCGCAGCGGCCCACATTCCCCTCACCGCTCCCATGCTCGAGAAATACGAGCTGACGACGGCCGTCATCCTGCTGATCGGGAGCACCGCTGCCGCTTTCAGCTATCTGCTGCTGGAATACGCCCTGATCGCCGATGACCGGGAGGACGTGGTGCTGCAGGCCAGCGGCGTCGCGACAGCTGTATTTGCCGTCGCGTTCGCCACCGCATGGGCTACCAGTGGCACGCTGGCCGCGTTCCTGGCCGCTGCGCTGCTCACTCGGACCGCTCAGACCGTGTGGCTGGCGGCTGCGCTCATGAAGCCCCGCCATGCTCAGACCTTGATGAAGGACTGATCGGTGCCGATGGTATTTGCCGTCGGGCTGTACGTGACGCCAATGCTGCCTGTCGCGACGATGTAGGTCCCATTCTGCGCCTGCACGAGGCCGGGCCCTGTGAATGTGCCGGAGATTTTAGCCTCGGCGTAGACGCGACCGGACGCCAGCACGAGGCCCGAGGAGCCCGCAAAATTATTGCAGACAACATTGAGGAAGCCGACAGTCGCGCCGGTATATGAGCGCATGAGCCACGCGCCTGACGAGTCCGTGATGGATGCGCCGCTGAAATTTGCCGTGACGGATTGGCCGAGGCAGAAGAGCGCGTCAGAGGGGGCGTTATTGCCCTGGTAGACCTCGAAAACGCCTTTGGTGTTGCTCGCCGCAGACGAGGTGATTGCGGGGCTCGACATCTCGACGAACGCCTCTCGCTCAGCGATGCAGACCGAGTCAGCGAATGCGAAATTGGCGCTCGTGGCCGACAGAAAGCCCCCGCGACAGTAGACAGCGCGCTCCACCAACGCCCCACTGAGGCCGCGCACCGTCAGGCTGTTGTCCGCGTAGACCTCGCTGTTCACCTCGTAGAGGCCGTACTGACAGTCGGGCGCAAACAACTGCAGGTCAGTCGTGCCGAGAATGTCGCCTCTGTAGACCGAGTAATTCAGGCCAATGGGCGCGCCTGCCGGCGTGCTTCCATCAGACTGCTGGCCGCCCAAAAAGCATTTCGACGAGTTCGCGATGTAGGCATTGATAGCCCAGATGCCCCAGACGCCGCCGTACAGGGCGATCCTGTCGATATTGGCGCTCGCAGATCCCTCCGCGTCCCGATAGCTGGCGTACCATTCGCCGAAGACGAGCGAGTAGCGACAGGTAGCGGTATTGGAGATGAAGGCGATCTTTGACAGCGTGCCGATGCCGCCGGGGAAGAGGATGCCGCTCTTCGTGTCGGTGTTACCCTCCAGATTGATCACAGACGGATACCTGCTCTTGATCAGCGCGATATTGGCCGCGTGGTCAGCCGTCATCTCGGCTGCCGTCGGGACAGCACCATTCAGGTCGGGCCCCTCAATCGCAATGCGCATCACGTCCGGGTGCCGGTAACTGGTGGCAGTGACAGTCAGCTCTCCCGCAAGCAGACGCATTGTCACGAAGCCTTGGTCAATGATGCGGTGCTTGGACACCCACGCCCATGCGTCGTCCAGAGTCGAGTAATCGCCTCCCGCGCCGACGGTGACAGTCGTAGGGGCATCTATCACCGCATATTCTGCGTCGTATGCCTCCAGATTACTGGCGCGGGTCTCGAGTGCTGCGAACCGGGCAATGACGTCCGTTCCGAGCTTCGGCGTCGTGACAGCCTCATCTGACAGCTTGGGGGCGGTTACAGCGCCGTCAGCTATCGCGCTCGACGTCACAATCCCAGCGGGCAGCTCGAACGACACATTCCGCTCATAGAATACCTGACGGCCAAGGCTGTCCCGTGCGCGGATGGAATAGGCGTTGTCCTGTGTCCAGAAGCGCGCTGGGCCACCAGCATTCCAGATATACCCGGCTTGGGTCTGCATTGGGTTGTTGGCGGAGACATTCCCGTCCGCGTCCCAGAAGATCGGCTGCGGGTTGGTCTCCGGGTCCTGACCGGCCACGCCGATGTAGACGCGCCCGTTGTTAAGGGGGCGTCCGTCCAATCCGGTGAAAAGCGCATAGGGGTTCGCGCCCGGGTTTAGTGTCACTGCCAGGTCTCCAGTTCAGCGATGTGGAATCAAAAAGCCGCCCGGAGGCGGCTCAGTTGTGCGGTGAGCATCTGCGTGCTAGGGTGCGCGCGTGCAAGTCTGGCATATGCTCATCATCATTTGGCTGCTGTTCCACTTCTGCCGCTCCCGTGTGTGGGGCGGCTTAGCGGTCTTTTGGCTTGTCCTCACGGTCGGATGAGGCCGCCGCACGTAAGCCGCTGCCAGAGGGTCGGGCAAGCGCCTCAGTGAGTGCGTTCTGGAGTGCCGTCAGTTCTGGCGCGAGCGCCGGTTCGCGCACTGCGATCCGCGATAGCTTCTCGATGTGTGAGCGCATGAGCGCCGGGTCTTTCGGAGCGCGCGCGATCCAGCGGGCAACGCGCGGAGAAGCCAGAGCCTTAGCGCCAAGGATCTGAGTGGCGGCGATGCCGAGCAGACCCACAGGGTTTGCGCCGGTCAGCAGAGCGCCGCCGAAGGTGGCGACATTCGCCACGACGCCGCCCGTATTGCTGGTATTGGCGTACTTCATGGCATCCTTGGATGCTTCGGCCACCTTCGCCAGTTCAGACAGCGCCGCCGCACCTTCGTCGCCGAAGAGTGCTCGCTTGGCTGCAGGGTTCTTGATCTGGTTCCAGTGCGTCAGGAACTCGGCGAGGCTGAATGCACTTCCCTCTGCATTCTGACGGCCGGCGCTTGAGCGCCCGAGCCCTGAGATCAGCGTAGCGCGGAGACTTTGGCGTTCCGGCTCGTCCAGAACCCGCATGAAGGCGCCCAGACGGGTGACGTTGCCCTTTGCGTTTGTTGTGATGGCGCGAACAATATGCTCTGGCGATTTCTGGCCGGGCTTGCCGATGATAGGCTGAATGACGTTATCAATAGCGTGCAAGCGAGCCTTCCAATATCTGTCAGCGACGCTGTATGCCTGAGCGGCCTCCGGACGCCCCGAGCCCCGCAAACCATTAACAATGTCAGCGGAAACGGCGTCGATCACCTCATTAACTCGACGCTCAGCATCCCCGCGGCGCAATCCTTCTTTCTCCAGCCTATCCCGCATTGACGTCCTGAGGTTGCGGAGGCCTTGCACGGAGAACTCGCCCGTCAAATCGCTATCGAGTTGCTGCATTAATGTGAGCGCAGGGCTTCCACCGGGGGTCTGGGAGAGGTCGTCAATGTGTGATGCAATTACGCGCTTAGCCTCCACTGGGGGCACCTTGATGTCGCCGGCCAGTTCCGTCGCCTTGTTGTAAAGCTCTCTGCCTCGCGCGCTAGTGGCCTTGATCCACCTTTCTGAGCCTGCGCGGATGTTCTCGCCAAGGACCTCTTCGGGGAGAACGTCGCCTACCTCCTCGGCTATGCGGTCGCGCGCGCCGAGCGCCTGGTCCTCCATCCGCTGTGTCGCTTTGCTAATGGCAGACGTGCCGAGCGGCATCTGAGCCGCTACAGAGGTCGCCCGCTGAACGTTGGGAGAGCCGACGACTGCGGGAATTGGCTCGATACCAAGTTGTTCGAAGGATTTCAGAAGCTTGTTCGCCTCAACGCGATCTTTGACCACCTTGGGGCGCGTCAACTTCTGCGCAACCTTGCCAAGGCCATAGCCGGTGAGCGCCCCCACTCCCGCGCCCACCGCGCCTTCGCTCGCCCGATTGGCGAACCCACCTTCGCCCGAACCGAAGCCGTACGCGCCACCATAGGCAGCCCCGGTCCTGGCGAGTTGCCCCGGCGTGGCGGCCCGGGCTATCGGGAGAAGGAAGCCCCCCCCGAACTGGCCGGCTAGGCGCGCGCCCCCGTGTTCTTTTTCATCAAATCGGTCAACAGCACGCTGAGAGGCAAGGTTCTCTTCATAGCTCCGGTCGTTGAACAGCGTGTCGAGGCCTGCGGCAATCTCATCTGACAAGCCGAAGGTCACAACGTCTGCGGCTCCGCGGGCAAGGGCATCCACCTTTTCAAGGATGCTGCCCGTCCCACGCTCCACAGCAAGGGGTGCATCAATCTCTTCGTCGGAAACCTCTTTCCATCCTGCCGGAACCTCGGCAGCCGCCTCGTCGCCGTTCCTTTTCTGCCCTCCGGTAATGTTGATCCGGAGCACTTGGCGCCCCGTCTGAGGGTCAGTGTGGAAGCCTGCGCCGCTGGCGGGGGATTCAATCTGCGCGTCGTCAACCTCAACCCACGGCATCAGTCGCTCCATTTCACCTTACGGCCGTCCGGCAATTGGTAAACTGGCTGCCCGCCAGAAGTTCCCACCATCACAGCGCCTTTCGGCAACTCCTTGGCCCCTTCTCTGTCAGCGCGTAGGCCGCCCCGCGCCGCCTTAATTGCTTCGTCGATCTGCGGTGGTGCAGCGCGGCCAGCCTTCACCTTGGCCGCTTCAAGGAGGCGGATGAAGCGCTGCGTCTTCTCCTTCACCGTTTCCGGGCTGTCGCCCCACGCCGGGAAATATGCGGTACGATACCCTTCGAGCTGCTCTCGATTGTATGCAGCGCCGGTGCCGAGCGTAAGCGCGGCGTCCAATGCGTCGAGCTGTGCGGCAACCACGCGCTGACGATCGTCCGATCGAGCCTTATTGCGTAAGGCTTCCGGCAGCCCGAGCCCAGAAGCAACAGTTTCCAACCTGCCGGGGAGCGCGGCCTTCGGGTCCGCCTTTGTGGCGCCGGTAATGTCCTGGAGCGCACCAGCCAGGCGCGAGGCGAGGAACCCGGCTGTACGCTCGGATTCAGAGGGCTCTTTCCCCGTGCCTGCCTGGGTGGCTTTCGCGCGATCGAGTTCAAGCCTGTTCTGAGCCACGCCCAGATTACCCCTGCTCACGTCCAGATTGCCGTAGCCGATGGCCGTCTCATGCCGGCGGCGCTCAATCTGGCTGTCGATGTTGGCGAGGTCGGCGAGGATCTGCTCATCGGCATACTCCGCATCCACGGCCGCCTTCGTCGCATCAGCCTCAGCCTTCTTGAGCGCCGAGGGATGCAAATCTGCCTCACGCTCGTCGTCCTGGGTGCCCCCAAACGTCTCAGCGAACTTTGCAGGGTCTTGGGCCGCAAGGAATGCCGCCACCTGAGTCTGCACGGCACGAAGCGCAGCAGGGTCCCTTGTCGTAACAGCCTGCTCCATCGCCTGGATGAATGCCGTGTCCCCTTCGTCTGCCTTCCCGGCCTTCGCATCTGCGTCGTATCGGTCGCGGGCAAGCGCGAAAGCCCCCTCATAATTGCCGCCGCGCATCAGGCCGTAGAGCTTCCCAAGGTACATCTGGTCGGCCTTACGTGCGCCCTCGTCGGCCACCGTGTGAGTGCTTTTGATTTGCTCTACATACTCAGGAAACTCCCCCATAACCCGCGCAATGGCCCGCGCATCAGACGGGTCGGTGTTCTCCATCGCATTTTGAAACGCAGCTCGCCGCTCCCGCGCCGCTCGCGCCTCTTCTACCCTGCTCCTGATCTCGTCGATTTGGGCCTGTCGAGCTGCATTTGCCATCCGCGCCTGCTCAGCATCCTGCCATCCCTGCTGAAAGGCGGCCCCCGTATTGGGGAGGATGCCCAAGGCGTCGAGAAACATATTTGCCATCAGAAGAGGCCTCCAACTTCATTCAGGATGCCGCCGAGAATGCCGCTCCAATTACTCGAGTTGGCATTTGAGACGCCCTGCTTACCGAGGATGGACTGAGCGTTGATACTGCCCTGCTGCCCGAGCAGGTTGGCGATATTGCCCCCAAACCCGCTTGCAAGATTGCTGACCGCGGTCGGCGCTCCGGTTCCGCTGATCGCACCCAGATTGGAAAGCTGCTGCTGAATGACGTTGGCGAGCGCGTCTCCTCGAAAATCAGCCATAGCGTCGCGGATATTGCCACCCCGCAGCTGCCCCGTGGCGGACCCAGCCTGAAGGATGCCTTCCTGCCCCTGCCGCATAAGCGACTGGAAAAGCGGGGATGCTTCCAGCCCGGCAATCGCCGCGGATTGTGCCCCTGCACCACCCAGCCCCAGCAGATCGCCCATATCGCCGAGCGCGGCCTCTCCCGCCGTGAGCCACGGTTTCCACGTGCTGATTGCCTGCTCGCGGGCGCGCTCCTGAGCTGCAATCGCCTCCCGGACGCCCTGAAGCTGGGCCTGCGCGGCAGAATCGATCGCCTTCTGCGAGCTTTTACTGCTGCCGGAACCGAGGACGCCGCCGATCAGGCCGCCGGCGATTTTGCCGATAGAGGAGAAAAGCCCCATAGGACCTCCAGACAATAGGAGCCCCACGCCGCCGAAGCAGCGCAAGGCATTGAAATTGCGCGATATTCAGACCTAGGCTACGGTGTATGTGTAGCTGTAGAAGAGCAGCAGAGACGCCGTGCCGGGAGCTACAAAGCGCACCTCAGCGGACTGAGGCGTGTCCATGTTGCCGAGTACCGCTCCCGCATCAGAGGTCTGAGCCGAGACCGCCGTGCCGGCGAGCTGGTAATTCTGACCCAGAGCCGAGGGCACCGGCACGGACAGCTTCAGGCGCGTGAGGGTCCCGGCCGCCGTAGGTGTGACATCGACGCGGCCGGAGACTGTGACGGTTTGGCCGACGCGCAAATATTGCGCCTCGTATGGTGTCGCCGCTCCTACATTGGCGATCGCCGTCGCCGTCGGCGTGTAGGTACCACTGTCCAGTGTCTGCGTGACCGCTATGACGCCAGTCGTCGCATTGTAATCAATGCTGTCACCCCCGCTGAGGGCTGCACGGGCGCGGGCGTCCGTGAAAAACGTGTGGACGCTGCCCTCGGTCACATTGTCGCTGTTCAGGGCCTCCGAGCTCGCCTGTGTGACGCGGCCATATTGATCGACAGTAAGGACAGGGATGCTCGAGGGGCCGCCGTACACCCCGGCGGTAACGCCGCTTTGTGCCAGACCGAGGGTGATATGCGTGGTCGTGATCGCAAGCGTGAGTGTGCTCGTGACCGCGAGGGGGCGCTCATTCTCCAGCGTCGGAGTTTCGGCCCATGTGATGTATGGCGCGGCAAGCAATGAATTGGTGAGATCGACGATCTGCGCAACAGCACCGGGGATCGTCTCGGTCACATCCGTCTGCATGCCCTCAAACGCGCGGACGGCGCGCGGGTTTGGCAGAAATTTTGCCAGCTCGTCGCGGGGCAATATGTTCGTGACCGGGCTGACCGTGATCGATGCCATCAGACCGCCAGCCCCTCGACCTCTGCCTCAAGGCGTGCCCATGAGACCACGCCGGTAGAAGCGCCCCGGAAGCGCAGACCGGCATACCGCCGCATGTGGATCATGGGACGCCACTGCACGCGCTTTGCCCGATTGCCGCGCGTGCCGTAGCTGATCGACCGCTCCTGACTCCACGTCTCACCGTCCAGCGTGTAGCTCATGAAGACGCGCGGATCGGCCGACTGAGCCGCCCGTCCCGGCGTGCCCATAAGCTCGAGCGATTTGAAGATGGCCCCGCGCCCCTCGTTGTAGGCAAGCGCGGTGTCGAACTGCCAGCCGATGTCCGCGCCGAAATGCGTGTCTATGCCGTAGTCGAGATAGCCAAGCCGCCCATCTGCCGTGCCACCAATCCACCGGCCATCCACGAGGCAGAGGTGCCGAAGCGGGTATGCCTGATCCATCTCTATGCCGCCACGGTGGATGGTCCAAATGGGCATGCCGGCGGCTTTGGACGCCTCGTGGTAGTAGATCATGGTCGTGCCGGTCGGCAGGTGCACGAGAAGCCGCGTGTCGCCTCGGGACTTGCGGGCCTCCATCTCGATGGCTGCTTGCTGCTCGGGCGTCATCTCGTTGAGGAGGATATCCACCTCACGGGTGCCGATCGGAATTGCCGTGCCGTCGCCTGCCAGATAGACACTGACGTCCTCGTCGCGCGAGCCGCCAACAAAGCCGAAGGTTTCCAGGAGCGGAGCCTTGGCATAGGTGCCAACACAGCCCTTCGGGATCATCGCGCCGGGTTGCCGCTGGAAGGGGAAGCCGCTCGTGCCCCGGTTCTGGAAGACCTCGATGGTGTGCCGGTTGAGCGCGTAGACCTCGTTGCGCAGCTTCACGAGACCGGTCACAGGGTCTGGGTCTGCTTCCGACGAGCCGTATTTCAGCGGGCCTACCTGCGTCGGGTCCTGCAGCTCGGTAACGACGAGGTATTCCCCGTCCGTCGTCATGAAGTAGCCGTCTACCCAGGTGAAATCGAGCACCGGCCCGAGGTCTGGGTCCGTGACCTGAGTCAGTGTCGAGCCATCCCAATAGTAGAGCCGGGAGCCGGAAGCGATGGCGAGCCGGTCGAAGCTGTAGTCGAACGCCACCGGACCGCCGGGCCCCACGTCCCCAAGCACCGTCACCGCGCCTGCGTCATCCACGCGGACGAACTTCGAGCCCATGACCCGGTAGTGCGCGCCATTCCAGACGATCGCGCCCCGGTCTGCGCCCGGACCGGTGCCAAATGCTGTGATGCCGGGAGCCGTGCGCAGGTAACCCTTGCTGATACCGCTATCGATGATGACCGGCTCCATATTGACCGGCAGCGACTGGCGGATGTCGCTTTCCTCGGTCGTGTAGATGCCCTGGAGGATGGGGATTTGCATCAGAAGGCCTTCCCGATGCTCCGGCCAGCGAACGGATCGCTATAGGGCCACTGAGCGGACCACGGCCCACGCCCTTGCCCCATCGGCGTCCCCTCGCGGTAGCCAAGGCGCATACGCACGGCCATGACCGATTGCAGGTCCTTCATGGCGAGGCGCAGACCGGCCGCCGTGGTCTCCGGCATCGGCTTGCCGATCGCCGCCGCCAGTTCGCGGGCCAGTGAGTAGGCGACGGCCAGCAGGGCGTAATCCGGGATGCCTGCGGCGTCGTTCTCATCGCCCTGCCCAAAGACGGATGGAAAGTTGTATCCCAAATCCCAGTTCTTGCCCGTCTGCCACTGGCGCATCAGGCCATCGAGGCGCGTCAGCGCGCGTGCGCGCTCCTCCGGCGTCTGGTCAAAGACATACCCAGCGAGCGAAAGCTGCTCGAAGGCGATGTCGAGGATTGCACCCTTGAGCGCGGTGCTCGGTCCATCGGGCGCGTCCTCGCGGGTCTGCGCCTCGACCGGCTGGAAGATAATCATCTCCAGCGTGCGGCCGTCATCAGTCGTGATGACGTTCTTGAGCACCGCCAACTCTTGCCCGTGGCGGCGATGCGGGGCGATGTGCGCCAAGCCTCCCGCGACCGTAAAGACGATGCCGTCAGCCGTGTCGTTGACCGCCACGTCGCTGAGCGTCACGGTGCCGTCAATGACCGCCAGCGAATTGGTGGCGATGGTGGCCCCGTTGAGCTGTCCGATCCACGACGCCTCGCGCAGCACGACCTCATCAGGGGCCTTGGGGGGCAGCCAGAGGGTCATTCAGCGGCGTCCTTCGGCTTGCGGCCGCGACGCTTGGGCTCGTCGGCGCGCTCGCCTCCTGCCTCCCACTCGCCTGGCTTCGCATACCAGCCGCGAGACAAGTAGGAGCTCACGTCGGCCGCCGGGACGGTGATGAAATCCACGTCAAAGCGGTCCCAGACC